CCCCCATAAGAGCCGCTTTTTCTGTTCCTAAAGGCATATCCTATCTCCTATGATGGCGTAGCCATATCTTGTCCTGCTACGAAGCCATACCAGATTGTTCCTGCATCCATAGTAAAGAATGTAAAAATATCTATTTTACCAGATCCACTTGTCAAAGTAGGCGCCGTTGCCGCTGCCCAATCTACACTAGTCGGCCATGTAGCAGTCCTATCTGAACCGTCCTGCGTCCATACCAAAGTAAAGGCGCAAGATTTTCCCGTAGGAGATGGATTACTAAAAGTGAAAGTTGTATCCTGATCTGGAGAAATTGTAAACACATTACCATCCTCCATATCTAAATCTACAGTAGCTGCTGGAGTTCCAGCACTTTTTGTTTCAGAATAATCTTTTATCTCAGGTCTTTGAACAACATAATCAACATGGTTGACAAGACCTGCAGCAGTTGCCGTTACCGCCTTTGATGTTTGTACCGTACCCAGAGTCGTAATATCGTTATAATTCAACTCTGTGGCTGTAGCGGTCACCCCATCTAGAATGTTCAATTCAGCCGCCGTAGACGTTACACCATCCAAGATATTGAGTTCAGCGGTGGTACTCGTAACGCCATCTAGAATATTTAATTCAGCGGCGGTAGACGTAACACCATCTAAGATATTTAATTCTGCGGCAGTTGTTGTAACAGCAGCAGCACCAAGAGTAGTAAATTGCTTTTGCAATACGTCCTTGACGAGACGAATCTGATTATCGCCCTCTGAGATTGGGTCCGTGCCTAGCGGATTTGTAGCCGAAAGTTGGCTAATATATGTGGCCGTTTCTACGCCCATGATTCACCCCCTTTAGGTAAGTTCAAAAATACCATTAGCACTTGGAGTAACAGTTAACGTGTTATCCTCACTAAGGGTAAATTGTGATGTAGTCAACTTTGAATAGCAGACCAATTTTCCGCCAGACTGATAAATAATAGCAAACTTAACATTACTAATATCTCCACCAGTAGCGGTCCAAACAACAGCGGTTGAATCAAAACGAAACACACCGGCAGATGCGCCAGCAGCCCAAGTTCTAGCAGAAACTGAAAGACCACCAGTTGCGTAGCCATTTCCTGCGGCCACCTCATTTGCTATAGATGCTTGTGTAGATAACACAGCATTAGTAGCATTAGCACTTGCCGCACTTGTGTGAAGTGCCATGTAAAAATTTACACTTGTTCCGCTTAAATCAAAATCGCCTTCGCCTATATATTCCCTAAAGGAATTATAAAAAGCCCAAGCAGTAGCAGCCATGTTAGTTTACCTCCTCCTTTTTCCTTAATGAATCTGGATTTTTAATAATATGCGATATAAGACCGTCCCCATGAATAGCCAAATCGTAATATTCGCCAGTTTTTACAATCATCTGAACGAATTCCTTTGCTTGATGATAATGAGCCGCAGTACACCTAAATTCTTTGTCAGCAACCATCACATCTATTATTGGTTCATCATCATTTTCTTTCTGTTCGTATGCATGATGTTGACCAATAATACAACTATCGAAACCATATACTTCAAACTTGGAAAATCCAAGCATTCTAAATAGGTGGATTGTTCTTAAAGTTACGGTAGAACCACCCATAACTGGAAAATATTTATCACCATATTGCTCTTTAAATAAATCTTCATTATCCGTATCCCCTGCACAATGCCATATCCACACATTGCAATCTTTAAGACTGTCAAATACAGAAGGATGGCACTGAGAAGAAATAAAATATTTACAATCTTTAGATATAGGTTTAACAAACCTATTGTTAAATTCCCGACTATCCAACATAACCATTGCAGAGGGAACAAGTCCATTAGTCATGCAATATCTATGAGACCCATTAACTGAGATAACAGGCATTCCATTTTTGTTTTTATACAAAAGATCAGAGAACGTATCTTTCAATGTAGGGCCACCACAAGCAAGAGCAACTACTTTATCCTGACTTTCATAAGGCTCAACTTGCGGAAGTCCTCTCTTTATACTGCTCTTTATATTTTCTCTGATCTTTTCTGGGTCTTCATTTATAGAACATATAACCTCTGGAACTGGAACTAATTTTGGTCTAACATCAACAGATGGTGGATGAGACCTTGTATAAGATTGTAACATTATGCTCCTTTAAATTGCATTCTAATTTCTAATCCGTTAGCTGCTGTTCCACTAGATATAGCATCAATATCAAACCTTATTACATCTGCTGTAGATACATCATTATTTGCCGTATCAACCACTGGGGCAGTCGCGGCTGTAGAAGAATCTGTTTCTCCAGCATCTATAGTAATGGCAGTCGTTAACATATCTACTGCCTGAGTAACATTATGTATCATTATATCGGTAGTTCCAGTAACTCCCGCTGTATACACGTGAGCACCCAATTCTCCAGCCACGGCACTTAAAACAAGCCCATTCAATGCAAGAGGAATCGTTATTGATGTAATCCCATTACCAACGTATGTAGGAATAGCATCAGGTAACACTTTAATTATAATAGTTCTGTTAAAGAATACACTATTTATAGGGGTTATCTTTTTAACAGCAGTAGCCGCAGTATCATAAAAAGGAATAAAGTCAGCACTGGAACTCATAACAGTATCAAGAGGAAGATTATTTATTGTATCATCCTTTCCACTATTAAGATTATTAAAATTAGCATCAACCTCATTATGAGTTAATGGAGAACCTTTCCCCGATCTTGTAACAATAGTAACTGCCATAGTTTAACTCCTAAGAATCCTGTACTCCCTGTACATCATATTGTGCGTAACCAACAACCCAGTAGTATGGTTCAACATAAGGGGTTGTTCCATATGGGAATGCTCTTGGTTGTTTTTCGTAGAATTTTCTACCATTTACCATCCTATAGGCAACTCTTCGGGGCGGTCCTTTATATCCACCTCCGTATCTAAATCTTCTTGCCATCAGTAAGTTGCCTCCAACTCTGGTTCTAGATTTCTGCCCCTTCTTGGCATTGGAGGCATTGCATCCATATCGTATATCCTAGATAATGCATCTAAAAAATCTGGGTGTATACTTGGAAATAAACAATACTCATTTTCTTTTACCCAGTTAGAAAGATCGTATAATTTTCCTTCCTCATTCTTACACAATATTTTTTTAGAATTTAGAAAGTCTTGCTTTCTTTCCTTGTAATCTACTTGAGATGATGTTAGATGATTCTTATCTGTTGGATAAGGAAAAAAGAATGAGCCATCCTTTAAGTCAGGTTCTAACCGCTGTATCCTATCTTTCTTAGATTGAGAACCCCCACCACCGACCCAGTTCAATTCATATATAGGAAATGAACTTCCTTCTATTCTCATCATCTCTTTAAAGTGCTCTATATCTGCCTGAGCACCGTATCTTTCATAACCAACCTTAACTTCTCTTATTCCGGGAGCCCTTTTCCATTTAGTTCTAAGTTTCTTTAGATTATCCCACCTTTCAGATAAAGATAATCTATGGCATAGCCCGTCAAGTAAAAACTTATTATAGTTAGCATCCACTCCAACTACCGCCATAGCAGTCCTATTAGATGTCTTCTTCTTAGAATGTGCTGGATCACACATTACGTACACATTCATAGTATACGGCCTGACTTCCCATTCCTGCCACCATTCTTCTTTAAATGCTATATCAGAACCAGCTATAGGATTTAATAATTGCTGGCATGCAACTGTAAATGAAGAGGTTGTTTTTTTTATTTCTTCCCATCTTTCTTTTGTGAGAAAAACAGGCTCTCCATCCATTGTCCCGCTGTATGTAGCCGCGTGTATCCTTGGCTTTACCGCAGCCCTTTGAAGAATAGTACCATACGTATCACCGTAAGAATATCTAGTCCCCGCATATTGATATCTAGGAGAATGTGTAGATCCTAAATTCAATGACAACTCCCACTGAGTTGTAGTCTTGCTTATCTGTTCCGGTGTAGACACAGACTCCTGAACTACTACATCATCATAAATAATTAGATCAAAGTGGCGTCCAGTAGGTTGTCCATCAACAAGACCGTGCGCTTCTATAGTTTGTTCTTTTGGGTTTGCTGAACGTCTAACACAAATTCCTTCATTCTCTGCCCACTTAGGTGCTTGAAGTCTAGGCTTTTCCCACAGTATATCTTTATAAAGGCTCTTAAGTTTTTCATTAGAATCAAACTCCTGCATTATCTGGCGAAGAAATGGTTTCGCCTGCCTTGCGGAGAATGATAATATACCTATAGTAATATTAGGATTGCATAAAACTTCTTGTACAGTTCCAAGAAAAGTTATTATAGAACTTTTATAGTGAAACCTAGCCCAAAGATCTAACCTACTATCTCTTTGTTCCTCTACTTCTCTGCATCTTTCGTAGATCCACGGGTGCAACATATCGTGGCGATTACACAAAAACACACCAAGATAATACCTATCCAACTGGCCAAGAGTCCTAATGAAAGAGTCATCAATATTAGGATCCCTATGACAGTCAGCGTATGCTTTAACAACAGAATCAAATTCTGCAGACTGCGACCAATCAGCGAATTGTTTAGCCGCATCTGCATTTTTTGTATCTGCATAAACTTCCTTTATAATTTCAGGAAGCATTTAGCCCCCCTTATAACCGGAAGCATAAGCTGCTTTTGCCTGCTTTTCGGCTTGTTTCCTAGAAGGATAGCATTTTCCTCTGCCACCCCACTTCCAACCTTGTTTACCGTTCTTCAGTTTGCACCGTTTTATCGGCATCTGCTTCCTCTTTTATAACATTATAATGCACCGATCCGTCCTTCTGATGGACAACCTTATATTTTACCGGCGTCATCTTATATAAAGTAAACTCCTGCCCGTCTACTGGAGGAACCGTATCTACAATTGAATCAAGAACTTTGTCCATAATAGCGAAAGGACTGAAACTCCTATCCATCGCAGAATCAAAGAATCTATCCATCGCCCTCACATGAGGATTTCTCAACATCATACTCCTTACCATTTTAATACTCCTTTATTATACACCTTGTTAAAAAATGTAGGTATTAACCTACGGCCTAAGCGGGGGGAGAGATTTGGTCATACCACCTCTGAGTCCCCTCATTAATTAAATCTTGAAATTGCTGCTCTCTATTCCTTTCTTGAATCCTTTTATGCATACGCTTAGTATACTCCATAAAAGTTTCATCCGGCTTTATAGCAACATCTGGGTTGTAATCTTTTGCACCAAAACCGTGTTGTGTCGTAAACTGAGACGAACCACTAGATGTGGTGCCCTGCTGTCCTGCATAATTAGGATCAAGTCCTGGCAATTCTTCTACTACAACATTAGCTGCGTCAGTTCCAGCGGCTGCACCTTCTTCCGCTGCCATACTGTCTGCGGCCTGCTGAAGCTGTGCTAATATATCCTTAGGTAGCCTGCTTCCAAATTGCCCTATAAGACCGTCAATATCTGCTTTTGTATAATTACCTGAAGAAAACTTTTCTAACTGCTCACCATAACCAGCCATTTTAAGTTGGCTTCCATATTTTTCTAATAATGATCCAATAATCTCATCTGCATTAGCACCACTTCCGCCACCACTTGGGTAACGCATCTCATGCATTCTCTTGGTATAGTCCATAAAAGACTCACCAGGAAGTTGAGCCATATCAGGATTGTAACTACCAGACTGAAATCCACCTGGAGTCTGCGCCCCTTGATCTCCAATAGTTGGCCAACTTACTGTTGCATCTGCATTTTGATCTGGCCTAGAAGATTCTAATCCTTGTGTTATCTGTTGTAACTTCTGCTGTTCTTCTGGAGACATACCTCCCCCTAATGCAGAAGGACCACCAGGAACATACCCCTCAGATGTAAATCCCTGCGGTCCGGGAGGAGTAAATGGTTGTAGATCTTGCGGCTGTCCACCTTGCGGTTGTTCGTCTTTCTTAAATAGATCATTAAGCCATTTTAATGCAGCGTTATCTTCTGTACCAGATTGTTGTCCCTCAACATATCCTGGAGATGTGAAGCCCTGAGCATTGGGTTGCTGTGCCTGTGATGTTCCAGTTGAACCAGCCACTTGTGGCTCTTGTGGAACTGAAGTCGCCTGAGGTAACGCAGCAGCCCCTCCTTCAACATACCCCGGAGAGGTAAAACCCTGTGGGCCAGCTTGAGAACTTCCAGTTGGGCCGGCTACTTGAGGGGTCTGCGGTACAGAAGTAGCTTGTGGTAACGCACCAGCCCCTCCTGGCACATATCCCTCAGATGTAAACCCTTGAGGCCCTGCTTGATTTGCCATATCAGCCTGCATCTGAGCTAACAACGCTTCTTCTTCTGCGTTAGTTCCGCCTAACGGTCCTTGAATGTACGATGGGTCGGCATTTACCTGGGAAGCTAGTGATTGAGCATCAGTCCACATAGGATCTCCCCCAGCTAAATTCATTGGATCATTAGGATTTCCCTGTAATCCTCTCCCGGGAGCATTAGCCATTCGTTGGCGTGCAAGATCTTCAGCAATCCTTCTTTCATCCATCCTTTCCATGGCTCGCATATTGCTCCACCATTCGGATGCTGCTTCTGCTTCTGCGGCTGCAGCTTCTTCTCTTGCTCTACCAGCCGGACCTCCTCTGGCCATATTTCTCAATGATCTGGCTCTCTGTGCAGTAGTAGTATTATTACGAACTCTTTGCTGCATGGCTTGAGCCATTATAGCACCAAGTTCTGGACCCTCTAGCGCGTCTACTCCTCTCATTTCTCTAGCCATAACTATTTACCTTTCTTTTTAAACTGCACTGGTCCCGGCATTAGCCAGGAGAATAACATTGGTAATAGGATTATTAACCCTAATGCCCATCCGCCGACTTTGACCAATTTTCCCAAAAGAGTCCAGAAATTATCTGGAGCCTCCTGAACAAATGTCTCTGCTTGAACCTCTACTGGTTCACCTTCAACTGATTTCTCCGCAGTCAGGGCAGAGGCAACTGCAGCCGTTGTCCCCCCGACTGCTGCTGGTACAAGAACACCCGGCACAAGCGCACTCGTAACACCCACAGCTGCGCTCGTCGCCGCTCCAGTCATCAGGCCCGACTTGATCTTCCCCAAGCTGCATCCTGCGATACTCAGTGTAGAGACCAGTATCAGTCCCCAAAGAATCCGCCGATTACGATGATGAGAATTACTACTCCCCATATCCACGGCTTTGACCTTACTTCGTCCCATAACTTTTTCAATCCTTCCATTAGTTGTCTCCATTAGTCTAATTTATACAGTTTTCCCAAAGGTGTATCCTTTAGGTACAACAAAAGACGAACCGCACCCACACTGTCCTTTATCTGGCACACTAACAATGAAATTGGGCATAAAATTTGATAGGTCATAGTTGACTACGCCACCGTCTATAAACGAGGT